ATGGGGTCAACTGTGCAGCAGACGATGGTCCCGGATAACTGGAACTTCAATGGTAGATATCCGTGCCTGTACCATGGCGGTAACTATAACCAGAACCAGAATCACGGTCCGTTCTACATCAACTACAACAACGCGTCGAACACGAACGACAACATCGGCTGTCGCATCCTTGCTGAGCCACAGGCTAACCCTCCATTTGGTAGTAGGGGTTCCTCACCCTTTCTATATCGCACGGTTGACCGCACAGCACTTGCTGAAGAAAAGCCGACAGGACACAGCTTAGTACACTTCGGGCCAGGTCTCGCCTTGGAACACCCCGCGGCGCTGGAACGGTTGTGAGGCTACAAGGAGGAAAACATCCCTGATGAAACGAGTTCGAGTTTACAAAGAGATCATATCGGACGAAAACCTTCGTCTGGCAATTCAGGAAGTGAACGCCGGCCATCGGCGAAATGGCAATCACAGCCTGAACAAAAAGGTCATTGAGATCGAAAATAATATGGATGAATATGTGGAGAAGCTCCGAGCATTCATCCAAGGTCTGGTCGACGGAGACGAGCACATGCACCCTCCCCTCAAGCGACGGCGCTGGGACCGCAACGCGGACAGCGGCAAAGGCAAATGGAGAGACATCAACGAGCCGCTTCTGTGGCCGGACCAATATGTTCACCACGCTGTTGTGCAGCCGATGATCCCGCACATTATGCGGAGCATGGACCGGTACTGCATCGCAAGCGTCCCCGGCCGAGGGAACTCCTACGGCGTCAAGGCATTGAAGAAGTGGATGAAGAACGATGTGGAGGGCACGAAGTATTGCTGCGAGTGCGACATCTACCACTGCTTTGAGGAGCTTGACCCGCCGTATGTCATCGAAGCCTTGAAGCGGGTGTTCAAGGACACCGAAACGCTCTGGCTGTGCGACGCCATTATGGAATACGGAGTCCTCATCGGCGCATTCTTCTCCGCATGGTTTCTCCATTTGACACTCCAGCCCTTAGATCTGATGATCCATCAAAAGCAGTATGGCGTATCACACTATCTGCGGCAGATGGACAACTTCACGATCTTCGGTTCAAACAAGCGAAAGCTGAGGAAGCTGCTGGAGGATATCAAGAAGTGGCTTGCCGAGATCGGAATGAAGATCAAAGGTAACTGGCAGATATTCCGCGTCGGGTTTACGCCAAAGGTCGAAAGAGCGCATCAGGCTTTGCCGAAGAAAAAGCAGCGGCACCGCCGTCCGCGCTTACCATCGGCTCTGGGATACCGATTCGGACACGGTTACACGATCTTGCGAAAGCACAATCTATTCCGGCTCAAGCAATCGCTTCATCTTTACTACTACCGGCGAGACAGGAACCGAGTCATCTCGTTTAAGAGGGCTTCGGGGCTGATCTCACGGCTCGGACAGCTTCGCAAATGCAACCATCAGCAGGTTTTGGATAGACATTATCAGCCAAAGACGATGTTTGCACTGAAGAAAGTCGTCCGAAAGGAGCGCAGAAGACTTCAGGCATTATATCCGCCATACCAGGCGGCATAAAAAGGAGTGATTTTCATGAAAGTACAGGGAATGGTCAACCCCGGCAGCTTTACTGTGGAAGAGATCCCCGGTACCAAACGAAGTCTTGTCCGTCTCTACCAGAATGTGGAGGCGTGCAAGATCGCTAAGGATGCCGAGGACAAGGAAGGCCTTGACGGGTTCCAGTATGACGAATACTGCGTTGAGGTCGAGAGTTGGCCCGGACTTGCTGCCAGCGTGCGGGAGAACTACGACACCTACCTTGCAAAGGGTAAGGACAATGAGGTCGACCTCAGTAACTATGCGTTGTTCCGCGCTCAGAAAAACACAGACTCCATCGTCCAGGATACGGACGCGATGAGCGTGGATCACGAATACCGACTGACCCTGCTTGAGCTGGGTCTCTCGGAATAATTGAGAAAGGAGGAAAACGACTATGCTGTATCGCACTCTGAAGCGCATGATCGAGCGCGGCCAGACCAACGGCCTTGAGGAAAAGATCGACATTTTCTTCGCAGCCGGCAAGCTGACCGAAAGCGAGTATCAGGAGCTCATCGCCATGCTCAAGGCAGAATGAACGCACCGGAGGATTGAGATGTGACTATTCAAGAGATTTTAGCCGGCGGGGGCGGTCTGCTCCTGATCCTTATGACCCTGGTGCAAATCGCCCCCGTCAAAATCAACCCCTGGTCAGCACTCGCTAAAGCCATTGGCAAGGCGATCAATGCTGACATTTCAAAACGCCTCGACGAGATCGAGAAAAAGCTGGACTCACATATCAAAACGGACGATCAAGGCCGGGCCGATGATTGGCGGGCAGCGATCCTCCGCTTTAACAATGAGCTGCTTCGTCCGATCCGTCATACGAAGGAAGAATTCGTAGAGGTACTTGGGTATATCGACAAGTACGAGCATTATTGCGAAAAGAACCCTGAGTATCCAAACAGCCGCGCGGAAATTGCCATTGAGAACATTCGAGAGGTGTATAAGGTCCGGCTGAAGAAACGAGACTTCCTTCAGGACGAGGATAAGAAGGAGGTGGCGGCGCTGTGAGCAGGTGGGGCATCGGCCTTTCCGAGAAAATGAAAGCCTGCAAAGAAGCAGAACCGTTCACTGATATTTTGGAGGGGGATGGGGGTGTTCCTGAAAAGGACCCCCCGTCTTCTTCCAAAGCAGGGTTCAAGGTCACCACGATGAAAATTATCGTGTGGGTCTGCATTCTCAACGGGCTTGCATGGGTATGGTGCAGCTATATCCTTGCATTGCTCGGACGAGAGCAGATCGCAGAGGCCTTGTCACAGGTCGCGCTCAAGGAGATCATCGGCGTGGTGCTGATATACGGTCTCAAGGCGCTGTTTGAAAACCTGAGCAAGAACAATTCGTGGCCTGACAAGGGAAACTCTACTCCGCCCGAAGACGGGGCGGGATAACAGGAGGAAAAGAATATGGAGAGTGTACTGAACTGGTCTGTCATCATCAGCATCATTGGCGTGCTGGTGGTGCTGACGAACATTGTGGTACAGGTACTCAAGAAAGTAACCTGGGACAAGCTGCCGACAAATGCTCTGGCGATGATCGTTTCGCTGCTGCTGACGCTCGGCGCTTTCTTTGCATATTGTTCCATCAAGGAGATCGCTGTGGTGTGGTATATGGTGTTTGCCGCGGTGGTCCTCGCGTTCATGGTGGCTTATGCGGCAATGTTCGGATTTGACAAGCTGAAAGAAGCGCTTGCGCAGATCCATAAGTAGTGATTAGAGGTCGAAAAAGGTGTAGGAGAGCCGGTTATTTCTTGACTACTCCTACACCTATGGCCTAAAAGTGGCGTGGGGACTGGATTGGATGCTTCTTATATAGAATCTTTTGGAAAACGGCTTGTCATTCATAGTATCTCACAAGGGGAAGATCTGGCAGACCAGATTTCTGGTTACAGCCTGATGCGATTGCTGGAGTTAGCAGGGAAAGATAATCTGATTCAATGTCACAAAAGTTTTTTAATCAATCCGGTATTCATCAAAAAAATCGACAAAGGTGCAAAAGAGCTGTGGCTGAAAGATTGTAAAGAGACTATCCCTATTGGAGAAAAGTACCAGCACAACTTGAGGGAGCGAGCTTTATGA